TCAAACAACGGACTTTTCACGATTTGAGTATCACTCTTTTGATATGGAGGAGTCTTCACTTTCCCTAGGTAAAAGAAATTACCTTCAAGGTCTGACTCTGCATCAAAAAATTCTTCCTCCACAAACTCTGCATCCGTACAGAAACCCTGTGTCTCCCTCTTTGTAAAGTATTGATCAGCTTGATCCAACACTGCTTGAGTTATAACTTCAGAATTTCCTGAGAATGCATCACCTGCGACGTGTATGCCAGCTATTTTCATTCCTGCTTTGGTTTTAATAAGCATTGGAGCTCCGCAATCACCTTTGACTAACCTGTGATTGTATTGCCAAATGTTTCTTCCCTCATATGTGACTCCGTACTCATCGGAGTAAGGGGCATCAGTTAGATATGCTCTAACTGGTACAATTGTTGGTACGATTGCTTCATCTGTTTGAGGTCCTTTTGTCATTATTAAAATCATTCCATCCTCTCCAGCTTCATCGACCTGAAATTCTCCTCCGATAACTAAATTCTTCTCCGATTTAAATGGTGGAACGTCCCCAGATACATTAATGACTGCAATATCAGAGTCTGGATCCATATAAATGTTATCTTTTTCTACTGTGAAGAAAAACTGGCTGCTTCCCCTCTCAATAGCTACGATATCACCTACTTGGACCTCTGACTCTCCTCTCTTCCACAAATGTTTTGGTGTTAAAATCATGGATCCTCCATAAGACCAACCCCAAACAACCTGTGTTATGAGTTTGTTATGCACATCTTTAATAACTGTGGTTATTCTAACCATATTTTTGCAAATTCTCAAAGCTAACTCGGTATCATTCTGTCGATTACTCATTGTTGTTCGTGTGAGTGGCTTGGTTTTCTTTTGCAATCTTTGTGTTGCCATATCTCCGGACATACTCTGTGTGGTCAATTGTGCAAGAAGACTTGGAACCCATGATTTATATATGAGGTAAGTGGCTGATGTTCCGCCAACTATCAAGGGTAACAAATATTTCAAAGGAATTCCAAAGAACTTTGTCTCTGCTTTCTTCATTATTTCATTCCATGTAGCCCAAAGTCTGAGATCCCATTGATACTCAAATGCTTCCATTGAGGCCAAAGCATCTTTAATGGTAGCTTGTTGCGTTGGGTGGGCGTGATCCAAATGCATGTGACCTGTTTGATATAAATACATAGTCAGTTCATGAGACAAACATTGCCAAAAGTCTATTTTATCCTTAAAAGGAAC